TCTCCTGGTCGTCCCACGAACTACATTCGTCAAGGTGACTTTCATTTTTACAAACAGCATGGAGTCGTGGAGTACAAGATCAAACCTGGAGACACCATCTCTTCGGTGGCTAAGTTTTTCAGAGTTCCAGAGTCTCGGATTAAGCGGGCTGGTACATTCAAGGCTGGTAAGCGTATCATCTTCAAGGCGAATGTCTTCAGTCACAAGCGTGGGTGGGCGACAGGTCCACTTCTGACTGATGCAAAAGGTAACGCCATCAAGGATCCTCGCAAAGCTTCTAGGAACTATCCAGGTCTAAATTATGAAACCTACTGTAGTTCATTCTGCGTCAAGAACCGAGGGATCAAAGTCGGTAAGACTCACCCCAAGGTCCGCAAGAATACTGTCTAAGTCTGGTTGATTTTCAACGTCAAATGTAATATCAAAAAGATCTAAAACATCAAAGATCGATTCCTCATTCAAGGACACAGAGTTCGCCGTCGCTGTGTAATTGTTCTGAATCGTGACTACAATCTTAAACTGAGAAGCATCAAAAACCTTTCTACACGTGGGGCATGTATTCTTACCTTGCTCTTTCCATTGTTCTAGACAGCGGGAATGAAACATATGTCCACATCGAATCGGAGGATTTGTCCTCGTCGATTTGACTTCATTAAGACATATGGCACATGTCGACATTCTAGAATACGGGTTCAAAGTTTTTTCCGTGATTTTGCTCACCTAGTAAATATCGGGGATCTTGAGAAGGGGCTTGTCACAAGTCTTGCAGTTTTCCTTACCCTGTTCCTCCTGAACCTTGGTAAGGAGTTGAGGACCCTGAGTCTGAAGGAGCTTGCGATACGAGTAGTTGTCCTCGAAGGAAATGTTGTTTTGCTTCATCATGTAGTTGTTGAAAAGCTGAGCAGAAGAGTTTATGGTGAAGCACCGACCGTCGGCCATACCAAGTCGCTGAGACATTTTGTTAATATTACGTCAGAAATTAATTTGTCTGTTCTCGATCGTCTGCATCCAAGATTTAAAACCTTTCTCTCTGAGCTGCTGAATGAGCCAATCACATTTGTAACCCAAGAAAATATCGAATACATCGGTTTCATCCGTACGAGATACCCGAATATCAGGATTCTCATTGATGTGCTGGTTAATGATGTTGTAAGCGAATGCAATTTCCTTCAAGGTCTCGGCACCAGTGATGATAATTTTACCTGTACTGAAGATACTACAAGTGATCTCTTTCATGTCTTGTGCTGGCTTAAACTTAATTTTGACGGCAGAGTACCTGTCTGGTTCAAAAGAAACTTTGAAGATGTCGTCGTACTCTTCGAACCAGTCAGCCACTTTCATGAGATTGATGTTGTAGTTGAGACTGAAGTTGGAGTTGATCATGACAACTCGAAAAGCATCGGAGGATACATTGATATCAAGTCCCAAAAACATCTTGAAAATGTAGATGAGCTGAGTGATGATGCGCTTACAATCAAAAAGATCGCAACATCCAGCAACCTGAATCGAACCATTGGGAAACACTTTCACAGACTTGGTGCTGTAAGTGTCGTGGTATGTCAAAGTCACCTGGTTGTAAAACGTCGTCGGCTTCAGTTTCCATTCAAACCCTTCAGTCGTAGTTCCTTTGCGCTTGAGGCGGTAGGAACCAATGCGTTCGAATGTTTCACGAAGCTTTTTAATATCAATCTCTTGGATAAAGCTCGATACCATAGTGATCGTGGTAATCTTCACCCACGAGGGTCGAGTCTCATCGGGGAGGTTTTTTCGCATCTCATCCAGGGTTAAGAGATACGAAAAGCTGTTGTTGGCAATCGACGAATACATTTTATGGCATAGTATTTTAAATGAGGTGAACTTACTTAGGTGTTTAAAGAAAATGTTCGATCTTTAATTACATGACTTCCTTCGTAAAATCTGCAAAATATGTTCACGATGTTGAATCTGATCTTTCGTATGTTGAGATAGTGTACGACAGGTACACTAAGGGAAAGGGGTACAAAACATACACAGATTACATCAACGCTGAGCCACTTGGAGAATGGACCCTTCTCGAGAGTCAAAAGAAAAACATCCAATATGAGAAGTTCCTCGACACGATGGTCACCAAGACGATCGAAGTACGACAGCGAATGGCGGAGCTGATCCTCGATAGTCTACTCACCTACGAACAAGACAATCGTACGTATATTCGAATCGCACATGCAGTTAAGATTCTGGATCCAACATTCCAACCACCCCGAGTGAATATGGGGAGTGCTTGGCAGATGGAGTTCATCAAAAAGTTCTGTAAAAAGACAGTTCCGGACGCCATTCAGATGTGCACGAAATCATCTCGACTCACCTACTTCTTCAATATCTTGCGTATATTAGAAATAGAGCAATGAGGAGGATGATAAAAAAGAGACCGATGTAGGACAGTCGAGGCTTCTTGGAAACGCCAACCTTCACCCGCTTCTTCTCCTTGCATGTAAAGCCGGTATCGATGTTACGCCGAGGGTGAACATCCTTCAAAATGATACAAGGTTCAGTCTCATCCTCACACGCACCAAGCTCACAGTACACACTCTTGTCACGAACATCTAAGTTCACATCAGGGTATACTTCCTGGAAATCACTGAAATCACCCGTCTGTCGTACACCTCCTGGAAGGGAGAAATCGCGTTGGACAAATGGGTTGATGTCATCGATGGCATCCTCGTCGTCGAGCATATGTTTACTCATCGTTGTTACTACTACTTCAGATTATATTTTTTGTCGTGCATCTTGGTTCGGTGCTCTTCCCACATCTTATCTAGATCAACATTTAGCATATGTGCCAATTGAAATAGATAACTAAAAACATCCCCCATCTCCATCATCACGTCAGTGCCCCTCTCCTTCTTTAGGTTTGTCTTCTTGAAAGTCTTCTTATATTGCCTAATCGCGGAGGCTAGCTCACCAAACTCCTCCGTCAGGAGAAGCCAAACGGTGTCCACAGCCGCCCTATCCCAACCCTTGGATTTACATACTTTTTCAGTTTCGTGCTTGTAATAATTCAAGCTCATTACTTACATCATCTTAGATTCCAATCTTTAATTGATTCCGATTTTATCATTGAAGTCAATCTTCTTTCCCGTAGTACTGGTGTTCTCTGGTCGATCCAACAATGAACGCGTCGTCTCTATATCGTTGGCGTACGCGATGTATTGAGAGACACCGGTTTGAATTTGGGACAACGCGGTATCGATGACTTTCGTGTTCATCATCTTCACCTGGTTGTTGATATCTTTGTAGTGATCACCGGAGTTGTTGATGAAAACCACTCGCATGATGGCATACAAGTCGTCGGGGTTTTGGTAATCCACGGCGATGCCACTCTTGTTCTTAAAAGTCTGACGAATACCACGCTGGAGAAGATTCTTGTTGAAGTCAGAAAAAAAGAGGATGTTCAGCGGGGTTTCACACTGTTGGAGAGAATCAAGGTGGAGATTATCACACATTTAATATATCCTCGGAAAAAAATTGTATGTAAATAGTAAATGCTGAACTTTGCTGACTTCGATGAGGCATACGCCAAAAAGCCAGACAATGTCGAGGAAATTCCGTGCAAACCCCCAGCCTGCTTCGTGGGTTCTTACGCCCCGGTGGCTAAGGCTGGTGAGGAGGGTCAATTCTTCGTGAACACCTATCTTCTCCAACCCAACCGCAAGTTCGAGACTTTTGGAACCGTTCCAGTGAGGAGTAAAGATCTTGAGTGCAGGAAGTAAGTTAAAAATAAAATTAGAACTTTAGGTATATGAGGGTCATTAAACGCTCAGGTCGTATTGAGGATATGAAGTTTGACAACGTCACCAATAGGATCAAGAATTTAACGTATGGACTCTCTGAAAAATGTGATTCCTCCAAGGTTGCACAGCAGGTATTCTCGTCCATGTACGATAATATCACTACTCAGGAAATTGATACACTCTCTGCTGAGATTTGTATTGGAATGATCACCTCCGACCCCGACTATGAAATACTCGCAACACGCATCGTGGCGAGCAACATTCAAAAGGTGTGTCCCAATAATTTTCATCTCGCGATGCGGAAGCTGCAGAAAGCTGGTGTAGTGACCGACGAAGTTGTCGAGGTTGCGCAACAAGTCAAGGGAGTCATCGACATGGACCGCGACTTTGATTTTGGGTATTTCGGTCTCAAGACTCTAGAGAAGAGTTATCTCCAGCGCGTGGATGGTAAACTCATCGAAACTCCACAATACATGTTCATGCGTGTCGCCATCGGTATTCACGGAAATGACATTAACTCTGTCATCGAGACATACGACATGATGACCAGAGGTCTATTCATTCACGCCACACCGACATTGTTCAACTCTGGAACACCCCGACCCCAGATGTCGTCATGTTTCCTAATCGCGAATAAGGAAGACTCCATCAACGGTATCTATGGAACACTCACTGAATGCGCTCAAATCAGTAAATGGGCTGGTGGTATCGGTATGCATATTCACGATATTCGCGCCAATAAGTCTCGTATTAGGGGTACGAATGGACAGTCCGATGGAATCATCCCAATGCTTCGCGTCTTCAACGCCACTGCTCGATATGTGAACCAAGCTGGACGCCGAAAGGGTTCTATCGCGGTGTATCTCGAACCATGGCACGCTGACATCATGGACTTCCTCGAACTTCGTCTCAATCAAGGTGATGAGGAGGCTCGTTGCCGTGACCTCTTCTCTGCGTTATGGATCCCCGATCTATTTATGAAGAGGGTTGAAGAGGGTGGTAATTGGTCCCTCTTCTGCCCAGACAAAGCCCCAGGTCTTTCCGATGTCTACGGTAAGGAGTTTGAAGAGCTTTACCTCAAATACGAGGAAGAGGGTCGAGCCAACGCCACCGTACCTGCGACAGACTTATGGAAAGCTATTCTCAAGTCTCAAACTGAGACGGGTACTCCGTACATGCTTTATAAAGATGCCTGCAACTCCAAGAGTAACCAAAAGAA